GGGAGGATTCATATCTGGGCCAGCAGCAGTTGCAGTACCCTTATTGGGTGGTTGTCCAATTTTTGCCATCTCGTTTCTCCCGTAAGGCAAAGCCCCCCGAAGGGGGCTAAACCAAAACTAATTTACTTTACACCTCTTAACTGACCATTGCCAAACCCATTCTTAGCGCGTAAGCCATACTCACAAATCAAAAGCTGCTTTACACTGTCACCAGATTTCGCAAGAGTTTCCGTTCGGAAAGGACGCAAGTAATCAATAGACCACAGATCGTAGTCAAAGAAATATGCGGTCGTAGCAACTGAGAAACGGTTAGGAACAATCTTAAACGTACCAAAGTCAGTAACTAGAACATCCACTGCGTTTACAGCAGTAATGGCTTTGCTACCTGAATTGTTCCCTATAGGATCAGCAACCACACTACCACCAACGCTAGATGAACTGATCGTCTGTTTAGTAGGACCGTCACACATAATAACATCAGGTGTTCCGCCCTTATCCCAGATACGAGATACAGTTTCGTTTATTCCAGCAAGCGTAATCGCAGTGGTCGAACCTGCGACAGCCGTTGGATCAGTTGTGCCATCTGGGCCGACAGAGCCAGCACCAAGATTCTGCAAACCAACAACTGGGGCTTGAGTCCCATCCAGAACCATTGACTCTAGTAAAACAGGACTACCCATCCAAGCACCAACAGAAGCAGTTGCCCTAGCAGAACCAGACGAGGCAATGGTTTTTAGAGTGTCATCTAAAAGCATTGTCTCCATATTGCGCTTTAGTTCTTTAGCGCGTTTGGCAAGCTGATAAGCCTGAGTTGACTTTCTACCAGCAAAATCCACTGCTTCAGCAGTTCCAGAACTCTGGACTTGCGTTGCGGAGATTTGTGTGAAGTTAGTCAAACGCCTTGGCTCAGTTTCGGCAGTAGAAGTATAATCATTACCTTCTATCTGTCTGTTATTTGCCGTAGCGCTCAAAGTATCAGTTTGCCACTCAAAGGTCGTGTTATCGCACGAACCCCGTCCAACACCGTTCAAAAACGGAGTATCCATTGGACTTATGTTGTAAATTATATTACTTAGGTCTTCCCTGATGCCTATAGCACCATAGGTTTCCCTAGTATTTGTTGGGACGCCCATAGCGTTTTCCCTCCTTAGTTAAATGTCTATAAAATCCTCTAAGAGCGCAGATGCATCGTCAAGATGTCCTGTGCCTTGAAGACGTTTCATTTGTGCAGTACGTTTTGATTTGGAACTCTCAGACGTAGACTTGCCTTTTCCTGCCCTAATAACCTTTGGTTTATTTTTTATTTTCTTTGACTTTACATCCGCATTTTGCATTTGGTCGTATTTCAAAGCCTTTAATAAAACAATAACAGAACGATGATCTACAAGTTGAGAAAGTTCTTCACTTGTAAACCCCTGTTCAATACAGTAAGATTTTAGATCAGAAGCAAGTTTTTTCTGTACCTCTGGTTCGCCCCACTCAGGCATAGACGCTACTAACTTCTTATGCTCTTCTCTGACTACAGTTTTTTTGAGAGTTTCCTCTTCATTCAAATGTTTCTGCCTTGCATACTCATGCTGATGTTGAATGGCCTGGATTTTTTCCTGGGATTCCCTAAACTCTTCGCGCTTAGTCACATACTCTATTGGATCAGATTCTTTTAAAGATGCCCAATCCACAGTAGAGAATTGTTGTAAATCTCCGGTAGCACTCTCTATAATTTGTTGTAGATTCATCATGTACTGCTGACGCTCTGACTGTATTTGAGCAACCTCAGAGTTGTACCTTTGTCCAAGGGACTCCATCTGCTTTCGCTCTTCTGACAGTTCTTGCGTCTTGCGAGTGTAATCCGACTGACGGCTATATCCGCTTAAAAGTTCGTCAAGGCTTACTTTCCGCTCTTTACCATTTACGGTAACAGCATAAAGTGCCTCTTCCTCTTCTTCGCCGGGTTCTTCAGATTCTTCTTCAGCTTCTTCAGCTTCTTCTTCCTCTTCAGATTCCTCCTCAAATGATTCGTCTTCCTCTTCAGGTTGAGACTCTTCAACTTCGGTAGGTTGTGCTTCCTCAGTTTGAGGGGTTTCCTCTTCAGGTTCCTCTAAGCCAAGTAATGCTTCTTGTGCTTCGGTGATGCTTCCACCTAGTGCGGGTATCGGCTGTAATCCAGCCGGGACTTGCGGGGCATTCTGCGTATCCGCCATAATTAAATTCCTCTATCAGATATAAGGGTGTTGCTTGTCCAGAATCTTGTTCATATGTCCAGTTTCAATTATGGACTTTATATGGCCTTCGATTCTCTCAAGCAGTCTTATCGCAAGCCAGATTGATTCTCTGGCCTCCGAATCTGTTGAGCCACTGTGAATCCAGCGGTTCATTAAATCTTCTCTTAAAACGTCATATGACTCCTGTAGTAATGGGTCATCGACTAAACTCTTTGCCCTTCTTTCTCTCTCTTCTGGTGTCATATAGTTTATGAAACCTTATGTTGTTTGGATTGCCAAATCCGTTTCCGTCTTTTACCTTTCTCAAAGGGGGTTTGGGCTGCAACGTCTAATCGTTTTATCTCACCATCTAA